CTTAAAATAAATAGCCCGTTTAGTTGACGGGCTTTTTTATGTGCAGTAGTATGCGACTTCACCCATGTTAACTACGGATTAATAAATATGAAAGAAATAACGGAAACCATAGATGTAGCGATAAAGAAATACCTAGATAGATCAAGACAATACTATTTGGATCTAAGTGAGAGGTTTGATCTAAGTGTAGAGCGCACTGATGCTCTAAAAGAACGAGCTCACGAAAACGAGATAATAGCAATGAGAGATGCCAATAGAATTTCTAAGCTCGAGCGACTAGCGGCGTCAATTATTACGCAAGGGCATAAAATCGACAAATTAGAACAAGATAGTCATTGGTCTTTTTGCGATGTGGAACGGGTAGAGCGACGACTAGCCGTATTAGAGTCGTCCGAGCCATCCGAAATAACTTTTACACTCACGCTACCCCTTTCAAGTAAAAATACTCTAGAGGTTGCAATTGATCATGCTATAGAACATCACGACGATTTGATCGACGACGAACTGCATTGCCCCGACAGTGTAAAAGTTTTTGAGGCCCGAAGGCGGGACTTACGTTTGATTAAATCGCAGTTACCCGATCCGGTTGACTAATTAAGAGAGGCCGGGCATGTAACCGGATACGCTTGCAAGCCCGTTATAGTTGACGGGCTTTTTATTGTTAGGTAGTATGCGATATATCTTATACAACTACGGAGTCAATTAAGATGAAATTACTTAACACGACGGGCAGTAACTTTAAAATTAAAAAAACAATTAAGCGCGGCGGAAACATACGCGTCGCTAGTCTGTCATTAATGCCAGACCGCAAAATATGCGCGGGCAGTAAGGCGGCCGGATGCTTTGAAACATGTCTAAAGTCGAGCGGGCGGGGTGCGTTTAAAAACGTGGCAACTGCACGACAAAACAAAACTGACTTTTATTTGTCGGACCGTCAGGGTTTTCTTTCCCAGTTGCGGGCCGAGCTTACCAACTTTGACAAACTATGCGAAAAACAAAACGTAACGGGTTGGGTCCGGTTAAATACTATTTCCGATATTGATTACGAGAATCATGGCATCCCGCAAGCGTTTCCGGCGTTAAACTTTTACGACTACACCAAACGAGTTGACCGCATTGGCAGGACTCCGCCGAACTATAATTTAATATTCAGTTATAGCGGTCGCGACCAATACCAAAAAAGTGTAGATAAACGGCCGCGAGGTACTCCCATGGCAGTCGTATTCCGTAATGAATTGCCGCCCGCTTGGGAAGGGCAGACTGTTATCGATGGCGACCGGTCGGACATAATAAACGTTCAGGCGGGAGGCGTTATTATAGGGCTACTGGCGAAGGGCAAAGCAAAAAAAGACACTTCGGGTTTTGTCGTTGATTCAAAAATTATAGCCATAGGAGGCTAAACATGACATATTTTAGTCAAGATAAGTACCGAGACAATACCTTACCCGAGCCGACCATCGTCGAAATAAGGCGCAAAAATGTGGGTCAATTTGACGCCGTATTTATAGATTCTAATGGCGATACCACGCATAGCGTTATTAGTAGTACCACGCTTTCCGACATAGCCAGTGACCCGTTGTATGCAATTAAACGGTTAGACGGTTGGGAGTGATTTGCATTTAATACTGTACTCTCATATAATCCCATACAGCGGGATGGTCCCGCGCTTACTACGGAGTAACACCATGAAAAATTATAATGAGAATGAATTTTCTACTGCCGCCGAATTGGATCAAATGGACAAATTAGAGTTGCAGGTAGAAATTGCCGCGTTGAGCGATCACATTACTGCAACAAATAATGACAAGTTGACAGCATATAAGTGTCATAAAATGGCCTTAGATAACTTAGAGAGCCGCGCAGAAGATGATCAATTGGAAATAAGTATCCTGAATAACGCGGTTACTTTTCACGAGAGCCTCAATACCCGTATGGCCGACGCCACAATGGGTATTTTAAATGAAAAGCTCGACGCTTTAGTTAAAGTTAAAATTGACGATTACATGGCGCATACCTTCGAAATAGGCCAACATCTGACGCCTAATGAGTTATTTGCCGATATGATGGAAAACTTTGATATTGACGACTATGTGGATTGGTCCGACGTTTTTACCGACCATTTCGATATTTCTGATTACGCCGATGATATCGATACCGCGGTTGTTGACGCAATAAATGATTGCGATGATCACAACAATTTACCGGAGAAGGTCCGCGAGGTCATACAAGAAATGGCGTCGGGCGGCGAAATTACTGTAAAACTGGAGGTCAACTAATGAAAATCGAACCAGTAGGATTATTTGCCACACCGGACGATATGAAAGCATTACAGGATTATCTCGCATTGTTCCATGGCAACGAGGCCGTTGTCGCTAATACATGCGCTTTTATGGCTTGGAATCTAGCGGCCAAATTAACCAGCCCCAACCTCGAGCCCGACGCGTAAACAATCCGTAGTACTAGACCCCGCTTCGGCGGGGTTTTTTTATGCCTGTTTGATTCTTAACATATACTCTTATATACTCTCATACGGCGGCGGGATTTACCCGCCTCACTACGGAGCAATAAATTATGTCGCAAGCTATCGAAATAAAGTACTTAGGACCCACCGATCACCAAGGCGCGAGACTCAAAGCTCTCGCATGCGCGGGCTCGCTCACTGTCGGTCGAAATTATTCCATCGACGCGGAAACGCAAGCTCGGGAACTGGCGCGGGAATACATCCAAAAACATTGGCCGCAAAGTATCCTGCACGGTTTTGGAACTTTGCCCAACGGCAACCATGTCGCGACCACTATTATCAGAGGCATGGCGTCCTTTTATATTGACGATCTGTCCGAGTTAATCGACGACATTACAGAAAAATCCGCGACCTTTACGGATCATTTGGCGGTCGTTCAAACTGAGCTTAACGACATCGCGTGGCACGTCCAAGTAGCCAGAGAGAATTCCGCGGGTATTTCGCCGATGGTTATCACGGCGCATATTCAAACTGCGGCGCGAGCACTGGCAGAGGTAATCGAACGATGATTACCTTAACGAAAAAACAGCGACAGGCGGTTAAACGAATATGGTTGCGCCAAGCGTCCGCCAATTGTCTCGCTGATTATCGGACTTTTCGCCGCCGTGTTCACGCCGGCTATGGTTGCGTCATGATTCAACCCCGCGACGGGGGTATCTGGCTGGGCATAGAGCCCGATGGTTATACCCACAGTTAACCCTTCTCCTTTACTACTGGCCGCGATTGCGGCCTTTTTTTTGCCTAGTTATCCACTTAGTTATCCGCCCCAGGTCTCAACCCTACAATTGAGTGATACCAAGGGTTGCGACGCTGACCCGCTCAAAAAACGATCAACGCCTCAAAATCCCGTTGTGGATAACTCCGCCCAGTGTTTCGCAGTTAAACCCGCCGCGCCCTGTGCCGCGGTCCGTGGCTCAAACCTATGGGCCGGAATCGCGGGCCGTGGCTACTGGGCCCAGTGTCGCGGTCGCAGTGTCGCGGACCGTGGGCCATGCCACGTCAATCCCGCGCCGCATGCCGTGTAAATCGCTCGGGTCCCCCGCAGATCGGGTCATTCGGCGGGGTCTGGGATCCGTGGAACACGCGCCACAGCGCGAGGGCCGCGCCGTCGTGGGACCGGGTGCATGTACCATGTTTCGCACAAACATTTAATAAAGATTCCATATGAGTGTTAACTGTCTTATATTAGCGTCTAAAATCGCATACATTTGACATGTTCCACGTGGAACAATTGACTAGGGTCCCCTGATGGAAGAATCATTTACCAGTAGTTTAGATGAGAAGAAATTGAAGCTTGAGTTGCGATTAGCGCAGCTAAAGAAAAACGAGATATGTAAAAAAGATTTTTTAATTTTTGTAAAAAATATGTGGCCCGATTTTATTGCAGGCCGCCATCACAAAATTATCGCGGACAAGTTAGAAAGGGTCGCGAGCGGCGAGCTAAAACGCTTGATTATCAACATGGCCCCGCGGCACACGAAGAGTGAGTTTGCGTCCTTTCTCTTTCCTGCGTGGATGATGGGCCGTAATCCGAAGATGAAGATCATACAGGCGACGCACACGACTGAGTTGGCGGTTAACTTTGGACGTAAGACTAAGAACCTTTTGGAGACGGAAGAGTACAAGGAGGTCTTTGACGGCGTTAAGTTGGCTTCTGACAGTAAGGCCTCGGGTCGTTGGGATACGAGCGCGGGCGGGATGTATTATGCCGTGGGCGTCGGGTCGAACTTGGCGGGACG